CACTATGATGAACACAGACACAGTGACAATCTATAAAAAATCGAAGACCGAAGACACATGGTCAAAGACGGTTGTTCACGGTGTTCAGTGGTCTGACCATGTTGATAAAACGACTACAACCGGACGTGTGTCACGGAAACCGTATGCATCAATCACATTCTTCATCGGATCCGACGAATATGGTCTGAATGATTACGGTGAAGAAGACATCATCGTTTATGGTGAATGTGAAGCGGTCATTTCGACCGTAAAAGGAAGCAGACCTTCAGACGTGGTTGAAGCAAACGTGAAGTCCGGATTCATCACGTCCGTGAACGATAATACGAACCGTGACCATCTGAAGAACATGAAGGTGGTGGTGTCACGTGGCTAATGGATTTACATTGAAAAGCATTAAGTTTGACGGTGAACTTGCAATCAAAAACCGTGGTTTGATGCCTGGTGACAAGGTTCAACAGTTCATTGATTCTGAAGTTCTTCGGTTATGTGATCCGAAGATACCGAAAGACCAAAACACACTGATTGAATCAGGTCACATCAACACACGCATCGGATCCGGTGAAGTCATATGGTCAACACCGTATGCACGACGTTGGTATTATATGCCGGCAAACTTCCAGCAAGCACCGGAACGTGGCAATTATTGGTTCGAACGTATGAAGGAACAGTACAAAGACACCATCTTGGATGGTGCAAAGAAGATATGTGGGGCAATCTGATATGACAATTTCCAAGTACATCAGTGATTTCATCGAAGAAGTCACCGACATCAAAATTGATACGAATCATGTTCAGGATGGTTCGGACAAATACGGTCTGTTCAAGTCACCTGGTAGAACAATTCGTGATTTCAATGACGGAAGTTATGAAATCACGGAAAATTATCAGTTCATGTGCAAACAGAACAGTGCATCCGAATATGACAGAACGGATTCCGACGAATTTTTGGAAAATCTGACGTATGCGGTTGATGATTTTCCGTATGAAAACGATTATCCGGCATTGGACGGTGGTCGAAAGGTGAAGATGATATCCCTGACCGGATGTCCGTATCCGATGGAAGCTGACGGAAAGGAAACATTGTATCAGATGTCACTTGCAATTACTTATTTAAGAGAAAGGACGGATTAAAAGTATGTTTAAGAAAGATAAATGGCTTTTATACCTGGACACAACACCTTCAGGAAGTGCAAGAACATGGGCAAGAATTGGAAAGTCCACCTTGCACACACTGAACATGAATGCGGAAACTGAAACTTTCGATTATATCGAAGATGAAATTCCGACATCCGTTATCAGTAGATACCAGCCTTCAATGGATCAGGAAATCCACACATATGAAGACGATGCTTGCTACACCTACATTGAAAGTATGGCACAGAATCTTCCGGTTGGTGATGATGCATTCACAAACTTCCTTTACATCTTCCCACGTAACATCGGTACAACCGAAGCACCGAAGTTCAATGCGTGGTTATGTGAAGCAACCATCACAATCAGTTCCATCGAAGCTGTTGACCACAAGATTTCATTCAACATCGCAATCAACAGCAAAGAAGCCGTTCAGGTTACTGTTTCCGGTGGTGTTCCAACAATCGTGACAGGCTAACGAAAGGACAATAATTTTATGATTTACACAATCATCCACAACAGGAAGTCATATGACCTTCCGAAAAAGACAATTGCAATCATGGACGAAATTGATGAAGGGTTGAAGATTGATTCGTCAGGTCTTTCACTTCGTGACAAATTTGACCGTCTTCGAAACATCATCGTTGGGATCCTTGGTGACGACAATGCGGTTGAAATCCTTGGTTCGAATAACCTGGACGAAATGGATTTATCGGACGTGACAATCACCTTCAAAAAGATTGTCGATGCGTACGACAAACCGGTTCAGGATTATGACAACGGAAAGACACGTGACAGATTGTCACAGATACCATTCGATAAAATCGCAACATTGTCCAAGGTGACGGCTGAAATGCCAAAAGAATGATTGATTTAACGAACAAAGGCTTGCCGAACGTCATCACGATTGACGGCAAGCCTTTTTCTATTTTTACAGACTTTCGTGTTTGGATGAAATTCGAAATTTCCGTTGTCCATTCCAAACTTGAAGGTGGTTCACAAGTAGAAATCGGATATCTGTTCAAGAACGAACGTCCGACTTTCTGCAATATTGAAGATTTATTCGTGTTTTCAAGACCGAAAAACGTCCTTCCACGTGATTTCGGTCACGAATCCGACGTGATTGCGTTGGATTACGAAATTGATTCTGACTTGATTTATGCTGCATTCCTTGGTCAGTACGGCATTGACTTGGTGGATATCGACGAATTGCATTGGCACAAGTTCCTTGCACTTCTTCGTGGTCTGAATGATTCCACACTTCTTCATCAGGTGATGCAATACAGATGTTATGAAAAGACCACACGAAAAGATGTGGATCCATATGAAAGACTTCGTTCGATGTGGGAAATCGAATACATCACGAAGGCTGAACAGGACGAAATTGACGAAGTGAATGCGATGTTCAAATAACGAAGAAAGGTGGTGGTTCAAGTGGCTGACGGAACATTGATTTTTGATACCAAACTTGATTCATCCGGTGTTGAAAGTGGTGTGTCTGCCCTTGGTGGCAAACTGTCCGGTGTGATGGGAACGGCACTGAAAGGAACAGGTGTTGCGATTGGTGCTGCCGTTGCTGGTGTTTCTGCCCTGACCAAGTCTTCCTTGGATGCATATGCCGATTTTGAACAGTTGACCGGTGGTGTTGAAACACTTTTCAAGACATCGGCAGACAAAGTCATGGAATATGCGGATGAAGCATACAAAAGTGCCGGATTATCGGCAAACGAATACATGGAAACCGTGACAAGTTTTTCGGCATCACTTCTTCAGGGTTTAGGCGGTGACACAGACCTTGCAGCCGATGTCGCAAACCAGGCAATCATTGATATGTCCGACAATGCGAACAAGATGGGTTCGGATATGGCATCAATTCAGAATGCATATCAGGGTTTTGCAAAGCAGAACTTCACCATGTTGGACAACCTGAAATTAGGTTACGGTGGCACGAAGGAAGAAATGCAACGTCTGTTGGACGATGCAGAAAAACTTCAGAAAGAAAAGTTCGGTGTTGATGTCGAATACGATATGAACAATTTTGCCGATGTCATTCAGGCAATTCACACGGTTCAGGAAGAAATGGACATTGCCGGAACAACATCAAAGGAAGCTGCAACCACAATCCAAGGTTCACTTGGAATGATGAAAGGTGCGTGGCAAAACCTTGTGACCGGTCTTGGTGATGAAAATGCCGACTTGGATGGTCTGATTGATAATTTCATTCAATCTGTCATCACTGTTGGTGAAAACATCATGCCTGAAGTGGAAAAGATACTGACAGGAATCGGTGAAATGGTGACAACGATGCTTCCACAGGTCGTTCAGATGATTCCGGAACTTATCAATTCGGTATTACCTGGAATCATCGAAAGTGCTTCAGGGTTGGTCACAACCTTGTGTACGGCAATTGTGGACAATGCACCGACATTGATTGACAGTGCATTACAGTTGATTTTGACATTGACCAATGCGATTTTGGAAAATCTGCCGATGATCATCGAATGTGGTTTTCAGGCAATCTTACAACTTGCACTTGGTATTGCCGAAGCACTTCCAACGTTGATTCCGACGATTGTTGAAGTCATTTTGACCATCGTCACATATCTGATTGAGAATATCGACCTTCTTGTGGATGCTGCAATTGCTATTATCACAGGTCTTGCGGAAGGTCTTATCAATGCACTTCCGGTCTTGATAGAAAAAGCACCTGAAATCATTGAAAAATTGGTCATTGCATTAGTGACCAATGCACCAAAACTGTTGGAAGCTGCCGTGAAAGTGATTGAAACACTTGCAACCGGATTGATCACCAACGTTCCGAAGTTGCTTGCCAAGATTCCACAGATTATGACAAGTCTGAAGAACGGATTCCTGAATCTTTGTTCAGGTTTTGCGGATGTCGGCAAAAATATCATCGACGGATTGTGGAACGGTATTCAAAGCGGTTGGAATTGGTTGACAGATAAGGTTTCAAACCTTGCAAAAGGTCTTCTTGATGCTGCAAAATCAGCACTTGGAATTGCATCACCTTCGAAGGAATTCCGAAAGATTGGTGAATTTTGCGTTGCTGGTTTCAACGATGGTATTGATGACCTGATGGATGGAAACAAACTTGCATCGAACATCAATGCAAGCCTTGGAACGATTCAGGCAAACGTGTCCGGTGGACAGATAAACGGTGTTGGTGGTGGATATACACAGGTCATCAACGTAAACCGTGAAATCAGCACACCTGACGAACTTGCACGTGCCGTCCGTCTTGAAAGTCGATACGGATTGATGAAAGGGGTTGCGTTCGGATAATGGAAAATATAGTAAAAGTACGATTCGTGCGTTCCGATGACCGTGAATGGTCGATTGACGGTTCAAATTGGGGTATCCCTTCCAACGGTCTTGAAGGATTCGGTGCGTTCAATAATTCAATATCAATCGTTGATAATGCAATCGGTGACGGTGGCATTGTCACAAGTCACCGTGTGTCACAGAAAGACCGTACAATCACGGCAATATCGAAGAATGTCAACCTGATGGAAATCCTTCGTGATGAAGTCACGGCATTCTTCAATCCGAAGATGACATACAAGGTGTACTTGACATACATGGGAAGAACCAGGTGGGCAGAAGGAAGAATCGAAAAATTCAACCTTTCGACCGGCAACATTCACAGACGAATGAAGCTGACAATCACCGTTCTGTTTGCGGATCCATACTTGAAGTCATTCGAAGACTTCGGAAAAGATATCGCATCGGTTTCCGGTGGTGCTGGATTCCCTTATTTATGCAGACAGAATGTCGGACAACCGACAGGAATCTTCAATTTCTCACAGATTGTCAACCTTTCAAACGACGGTGATGTGGAAGCATATTGCAAAGTCGTTATGACGGCAAACGGTGAAGTTGAAAATCCGAAGATCATCATCAACAACCATTATGTCCGTGTCATTGACACGATGGTTGAAGATGATGTCATCATAATGGATTTTGCAGCGAATCCACCGACAGTGAAGAAGAACGGTGTCAATTGCATCGGAAAATGCGACAGAACGTCTGAATTCGATGAAATGGGATTGGTCATCGGTGATTCCACATTGTCATACACGGCAGACAACGGTTCAAACAATCTGTCCGTGTCAATCTATTACAACAAATTGTATGCTGCAATGTAAAGGACGGTGATGTCTTATGGGTTCATTTAATGTAATTGCACTTGATGAAGACTTCGAAATCCTTGCATTGCTTCGATACACAAATATTCAGTGGTCAAGGAAGTATTTCGAATGTGGAACGTTTTCAGTTCAGATACCACTTGAACAGTACGATTCACGAATCAAATACATATACACGAAAGACCGTCCGGAAATGGGAAAGGTCACACAGATAAATTATGTAAACAACCAACAGTACAAATACGTTGCGTTGTCCGGATACTTCCTTGAAAACGAACTGAACAGGATGGTCGTATATCCAAAACAGAACAACGGCAACATCACTTCGGATCCTGGATGGGTTGAAGGAATCGACAAGGCTGAAGACCTTGCATTCACCTTCTTCAACGCATTCAAGTCCATCACATTTACACAGAACGGTTCATCCGTGACGTTTGATTGTGGTGTGGATGCCGGAACAAGTCAAGGACGTGGAAACACATCAGACCATCTTCGTGAAGGTGAATATCTTGGTGATCAGATATACAAGATTTTGAAGAATTCAGGTCTTTCATACCGTGTTGATTATGATTTCGACACGTCAAAGAAGACCTTCGAAGTTTGGGAAGGAAAAAACCGTACTGAAGAACAGACCGTGAACAATCCGGTCACATTTTCAACCAGGTACGGCAACATCCGTGAACCCGATGTGTTGATTGACAATACGTCATGGAAGACCGGTTGTATTGGTTGTAATTCGGTATCAAACAACGGTTCAACAACCAATTACAACCATGTAATCATCAATCCCACGGATGAAGCAAACATGAATTCCTTCTTGTTTTTGAAGTCGGCTGTCAGATTAGAAGATTATCCATCAACATCGGCATTTTATGATGCGATGGATGCTGAAAGCCTGAAAGAACTTGAAGGGTTTGTACAAACAATCAACGTCACCTTCGATTCAATGGAAGGTTCGTATGAATACATGACAGATTTCGACCTTGGTGATGTCTGCAACCTGGAAATCACCGAAATCGACATTTCTGCCGAAGCACGTTTGATTGGTTGTTATGAAGTAGTAAAGGACGGTGTTTGGACGATGACGATGGAATTCGGAACACCGATTCTGAAGAAAAGGTAAAAGAAAGGAAGGTTGAATGAAATGATTGGATATCCCTTGGATTCACACGTCACGTTCAATGACGGAATTCCACAGTACGACCGTGCAATCACATCCGCACCACTTCGAAAGCTGATAAAATCACTGTTCACGGACGGTGTTTTGCTTGCAGACCAAACGAAGTTGCGTGTTCAATGGGTTGGTGATACACGTGTTTCCGGAACGGTTGAAGGTGACACCGAAACGTACAATTGTGTCGTTTCTGCCGGATTCGGCATCACAGACGGTTGTCTGAAATTACTTGAAAATTGGTACGGCTTGCACGTTGACACGGCTGCTGCCGTCAATCCACGTATCGACACCGTTGTTCTTCGTCTTGATGACAACGATGCGGTTCGTGTGTGCGACTTTTTCATACACAAAGGAACACCGGCATCAACACCGGTTCGTCCTGACCTGACACGTGCCGGTGGTATTTACGAAATCGGTTTGGCTGACATTTATGTTCCAGCCGTTCCAAGTACCGACAATCCACCGGTTGTCACTGACACAAGACTTGACACAACACGTTGTGGAATCATCACTTCCATATCTGAAGTCGATACAACGGCAATATGGGAAGATTTCAACACACTGTTCAATCAGGTCGAAGAAAGGTCAGATGAAACATATCAGGCATGGGTTGAAGAATATCAGAACTATTATCAGACATTACGTGCAACACAAGTTGCAGAATTCGAAGCACTTGCCGATGAACTTGAAGGAATCATTGATGCGGAAGCAGCCGGACACCTTCAGTTGGAAATTGACGAATGCCTGGAAGACATTGAAAGAAATTACTTCGGAATCCATGCATCCACAACCGTTTTTGTTGATGATAACCACATCACCGAAACAATCGGATCCGGATACAAACGGTACACTGTATTTTCGGCAGATGGAAACACCATCACCGAAACCATTTACACGGTTGATGAACATCAGACCGAAACGTTGAAATACACCAAGGTGACCACATTCAGTTCAGACGGTTCGACCATCACTGAAACTGTTTACGATGCCGTTGGTGAAGTGATAACAGATTAAAGAAAGGTGGTTCAAAATGAACGAAAGTGCGGTTTACAAGAAGTTAAAAGACGAACTGAACAAAGTTCCGAAAATCAAAGTGATCATCACCACGGAAGATTTTGCCGGTGATGACGTGACATTGTCACTGAACGGTGCGGTGTATGTAAAACAGGGAACGTTCGATTCCAACGGAAAAGTTGAATTCTACGTTGAACACATTGGAACATACACCATCACTTGTGGTGAAAAGACCAAGACGGTCAATGTGACCGAAGTTGGTGGAATCTATCAGGCAGAAATCAACGATTCCGTCATTTACGGATTCCACATCGACGGAACAGAATCTTCACCTTCCGGAAACATCACATACCTGGAAGCAGCCGTTGGAATGACACCGGCAAGTATGAATTTTTCAACCGGTGTGTTCAATTATGGTGATTGGGCAGATGCTTTCTTCATGCCACGTCCTTGTATGCTGAAGAACGACGGAACTGTTGACTATTATCTGAATCCTAACGACTACACCAAGAAAGCCGATGGAACGGCATCTGATGTTGCCAACACTTCATATGCTGGTAATGCAATGATGGAATGGGGCAAGGATGACACCGTGATATGGTATAAGATTGTTCCGGATGCAAACAACGGTGCAAACGTGTACATTTCCGATGCACAACAGGATGAAGACTATCACGCATATTCATTCATCGGTGTTGATGGAAACCTGAAGGAACACTTCTATACACCTATTTACAACGGATGTGTGGTTTCTTCCAAGTTGCGTTCGATTTCAGGTCAGACCATCATGAACAACGTTGCCGGTGGAACTGAAATCACATATGCAACAGCAAACGGAACAGGATACTACATCGAAACGTTTGCAGACAGAATCCTGATAAATCTGTTGTTGATGCTTATTGGTAAGAGTACCAACACACAGGCAACATTCGGCAACGGTCATTATACCGGTGGAAGTCAGGCATCACATCTGTTGAAGTCCGGTACAATGAACGACAAAGGTCTGTTCTACGGTACAAACGGAACAGGTGTTGGTGTGAAGGTCTTCGGTATGGAAAACTATTGGGGCAATCAGTGGCGAAGAACGGCTGGTCTTCTCAATATGTCAGGCACACAGAAATACAAGCTGACAGCACCATACAACGACAGTGGTTCAGGATACAACACCGTATCCGGTGGAACACCTGACGGAACATCCGGTGGATATGTCAACAAGATGATATATACATCAGACGGTGCGATGACCACAAAAACGGCATCAGGATCCGATTCGACATTCTATGCAGACGGAATGTGGTTCAACAATTCACAGACCGATTATGCGTTGTTTGGCGGTGATTGCGGCAACGGGCTGGCTTGCGGTACGTTTGCGTGTGCTCTGGGCAACGCTCTTTCGCATGCTGCTTGGCACCATGGCGCTGCCCTTTCTTATCATGGATAAGGTCGAAAAGGCATAAAATAAGTAATTCGGACGGCAATCATCACGGTTGCCGTCCTTTTTATAGGGTTTTGTATTGCGACAATTGACGGTAATTGCAACAACAGGCTGAAATGCGGTACGTTTACGTGTAATCTGAACAACACTCTTTCGAATGCTAATTGGAACAATGGCGCTGCCCTACTTATCGTATAGACGGAACAGAAAACAAAATGCAATACATCATCCTTACCACTTGGTAAAAATTAAGTCGCAAAAAGTCGGTTCAGTAGTTCATCGAACGACCGACAGACGATAAGAAAAACTTAACGAATACAAAGAAGGTTAAAACATGAAATCATTCAATCATCTGTATGAACAGTTGATATCGGAAGACAACATCCGTCTTGCAATTCAATTGTCTTCCAGGGGTAAAAGAAGCCGAAAGGACGTACAAGAATATTTTGAAAATCCTGACAAACACATCGTTCCAATTCAAAACATGGTCGCACACTATAAAAATGCGAATCATGTGCCTGTTGAAATCTACGACGGTATTTCACGGAAGAAACGCACAATCATCGTTCCAAAATACCGTGAACAAATTGTTCATCATATGTTGGTCAATGTCCTGAAACCATTGATGCAACGGTCGATGTACTACCATTCATACGGTTCGTTGCCTGGTAAGGGTGGACACCGTGGAAAGAAGTACATTGAACGTTGGATACGCACCGACAAGGAAAACACACGTTATTGTCTGAAGATGGACATCCGGAAGTATTTTGATTCCGTATCACACGACGTTGTGAAGGATCAGATGCGACGGATGATACACGACGAAGAATTCCTTCGTGTTCTGTTCGAAGTCATTGACGTGACCGACAAAGGTCTTCCACTTGGTTTTTACACGTCACAGTGGCTTGCAAATTGGCATCTGACGTGTCTTGACTACTACATCAAACAAGACCTTGGTGCAAAGTATTATATGCGTTACATGGACGATATGGTGATATTCGGTTCAGATAAAGCGGAATTGCATCGAATGAAGAACGAAATCCAACAGTACCTTGTCACACGTCTTGGATTGACGTTGAAAGACAATTGGCAAGTGTTTTGTGTGGATTGTCGTGCATTAGATTACATGGGATTCCGTTTTTATAGAAACAAGACAACACTTCGAAAGTCGATTCTGATGAAAGCCTTCAGGAAGGCACGGAAGGTCGGAAGAAAAGACAAGATGACCTTGCACGAAATACGGCAGATGATGTCATATTTCGGATGGTTGAACGTCACGGACACGTACAATGCGTACGTTCAATACATCAAGCCTTTCTTCAACTTTCAGTACGGCAGACGAAGAATATCAAACCATGAAAGGGGTGCAAACTATGGTAAGAGTAGAATTCAAGTGGGTTGAAGGCTTTCAGGAAGAAAGACCGTTGGCAATTGACCTGACATCGTCCAAGTGCGGTGTGTACCTTCGTCAGAACTTCAAAATCGTGAACAATGAAGACCGTTCCGGTCAACATTGGAAGTATCAGGAAGCCTTTCTGACATTGGAAGAATACCAGGAATACGTCAATGAAAAGGAAGGTGTCGTT